GCTGGCGAATATGTCTGGCTTGACTTATCAGGAAATAAATGTTTGGTTGTTTGTAATCATTCATCCATTAATAACGATGTTATTTTTTATTTTGTGGATAAGGTCTAAATGCCGACATTGAATGACATGTTAAAGGATATGCCACAGCATTATAATTTTTATTTGCGTGGTGTTTTAAACTCTGTGCTTCCTGAGTTTGCTGATCCTTTTGATTCAGAGATTAATGAAAGCAATGTATCTGGTGAGTTATTAGAGGCTCTCCGGCTTGTTATTAATGACAAGTACCCTGATTTAAAAGAGGGTGAGGTTCAGTCTATTAATTATGATGATGTTCAAAAGTTTTTTAAGGAATCATCCATCTTTGAACAGAATTTTCAAATTGATACTGTTGGTGAGCAGATCCGCACTACATTAGGTGAGTTTGGTGTTCGTAAGATTGATGGCAAAATAAACATCTTTGATACATATGATTTTGAAAGCAGTAATAGCTTTCATGCAATAAAAGATGTATTTAATGAGACACGTGCGTCTGGCAGTGTTTATCCAGCTGCAAGATTTCTTGGCGGTATATTAATGCCGGAAGGGCCGGGTGGCAAACCACGAACGGATGCTTTGAAAGTAAACATTACCCTTCCTGAGCAAATGCAAACTGTAGACATGGACTATGATGATGACATAGATCCTGATGCGCCTACCTTTGTGTTTGAGGGTCCGATGACAAATAAACGCGCTTTATTGTGGAGAGCGTTTACATCACAAACAGGCTCAAATAATTTACAAGTATCTATGAATACAAATGCAGAGAACACTTAATGCCCAAGTCACCAGCATGGACAAGGAAAGCAGGACAGAACCCCAAAGGTGGTCTGAACGCCAAAGGTCGCGCCTCTTACAGAACCAAGTCCGGCAAAAAAGGCAACTTGAAAGCACCAGTAAAAGGCGCACCCAAAACACCAGAACAGGTAAGACGTAAAGGCAGTTTCCTTGTACGGATGGGATCTGCCAAAGGGCCACTCAAAGATGAAAAGGGTAGACCTACAAGATTAAAGCTATCTCTTATTGCATGGGGTCATCGTGGTGATAAGTCCTCTGCGGTAGCCAAGGGTCGGCGGCTGCTGGCGCGATATAAAAAGATGAAAGAGAAGAGGAAAGCATAATGTTTGGCAAAATCTTAAAAACACCTGAAGCTAGTATTGCATTTAAAATGATGAAAAAAGCAGCTGTTAAAAAAGAAGCTGCTCCTGCCCAAACTTCTACACAAAGAAATGTTCAAAAGAAAAAAAAGAAAAAGGTGCAGCCTCAAGGCAGAAGAATGTACGGCACAGGCAGTAAAAGCAAAGCAAGAAGTTTGATAGACCCAATGTAAGGAGATCGCTATGCCTATGGGAAAAGGAACTTATGGTTCAAAAAAAGGTCGCCCTAAAAAGAAATCAATGCTAACTGCAAAGCAGAAGACATTGCCAGAAGCATTGAAAAAGAAGATTGTTAAATCAAGAGCAAGTAGTGGATCTTACTGATGGCAGTCAATGCAGCTGGTAATTACACAAAGCCCGGCATGCGAAAGCGTTTATTCAATAGAATAAAAGCTGGTGGCAAGGGCGGTGCGCCTGGTCAGTGGTCTGCTCGAAAAGCACAGATGCTTGCAAAAGCCTATAAAGCAAAGGGTGGAGGTTATACATCATGATAACCAAACAACAAAAATCTACTCTTCTAAAGCACTCAAAGCATCATTCTAAAAAGCATATGGCCTTGATGCGTAGACTTATGAGACAGGGGCGATCATTTACTCAGGCTCATAAAACAGCACAGAAAGAAGTGGGCAAGTAATGGCACGTGCGCCATCACAAAGATCATTGATGAACTGGACTAGCCAAAAGTGGCGCACAAAGTCTGGCAAACCATCAACGCAAGGCCCAAAGGCTACAGGCGAAAGATACCTTCCGTCTGCTGCTATCAAAGCTATGAGCAGCGCACAGTACGCCGCTAGTAGTAAAAAGAAGCGTGAAGATACTGCCAAAGGCAAACAGTTTTCAAAGCAGCCCAAAGCTGCAAGGCGTATTGCAAAAAGGTACAGATGAGTTTCTTACATACATTAAAAATTGAAGAACGTGAAATATTGCGAAGAGTGGTGAAGAAGGTACACCTTTGTCACCATCCTGAAGAGTTTTGCACTGATCGTGAAGCTGATAAAGTTATTGCGGTTATAGGGCCAGAAGTCATCGAACGCATGATAAAGTTTGGTAAGGATCAAAAGGTTGACCAAATTTAAGTACAAACCAGACGGTGATGTTCTTAAATCATTTATGAAAGATGACAGTTTCTTTCGTGGCCTTCGTGGGCCAGTAGGTTCTGGTAAATCTGTTGGCTGTTGTGTTGAGATATTTCGCAGAGCTTTACAACAAGAAAAAGGACAAGATGGCAAGCGACGCAGTCGTTGGGCTATCATCCGTAATACTAATCCACAGCTAAGAACAACCACCATCAAGACATGGCTTGATTGGTTCCCCGAAGCTGAGTGGGGTAAGTTCTTATGGTCAGTTCCATATACACACTGGATTAAGCAGGGTGATCTGGAACTTGAAGTAATCTTCCTAGCCCTCGATCGTCCAGAAGATGTAAAGAAACTACTCTCCCTAGAGCTAACTGGCATCTGGATTAACGAGGCTAGGGAGATACCCAAGTCTATTATCGATGCATGTACTATGCGTGTTGGCCGTTACCCTTCTATGAAAGATGGTGGTTGCACATGGACAGGTGTGATTGCAGACACAAACGCACCAGAGGAAGATCATTGGTGGCCTATTATGTCAGGTGAGGTGCCAATACCAGATCATATCCCAAAAGAAGAAGCTAAGATGTTGGTGAAGCCAGATAACTGGCTTTTCTTTACACAACCACCAGCAATGTATGAGGATAAAGATCAGGATGGCAATGTTACTGCATATCATTCAAATGATAACGCAGAAAACAAAATGAATATGAGATCTGATTATTATACAAACATAGTACAGGGAAAGACTAAAAGTTGGATAGATGTGTATGTAATGAATCGTCTTGGAACAATACAGGACGGCAAGCCTGTTTATCCAATGTTTGCACCTGATGTACATATAGCAAAAGAAGAAATACCAGTTGCTTCTGGTGTTCCTGTTTATATTGGCGTTGACTTTGGACTTACACCAGCTGCTGTGTTTGGACAAAAGGTTCGAGGTCGATGGCTTATACTACAGGAAGTTGTTGCATTTGATATGGGTATAGTAAAGTTTAGTGAGGTGCTTCGTATTGAAATAGCATCACGCTATTCTGACTGTGAAGTAAATATAATTGGAGATCCAGCTGGTGACTTCCGCGCACAGACTGATGAATCTACACCTTTTCAGATTCTTCGCGGTTGCGGTTTGAAAGCAAGACCAGCACAGTCAAATGATGTGTCTCTACGTTTAGAAGCTGTAAATGCAACCTTGAATAGAATGGTTGAAGGACAATCAGGTTTTTTGCTTGATCCAAGATGCCGTACACTTATTAAAGGTTTTGAGGGTGGCTATCAGTACAAACGTATGCAAGTATCTGGTGAAAGGTTTGATGATAAGCCAGAGAAAAACCACTTCTCACATATACATGATGCATTGCAGTATCTTATGATGGGTGCTGGTGAAGGTAGAAATATCTTGTCAAACATACCAAATATTTCTAAACCTTTTCAAGCAAAGATGGAATTTGATGTATTTACTAGAAAGCCAAAGCAAAAGCGTCAAAGCCTTTGGGCAAGAATGTAAGGAGTGATATATGTGTACTTCAGCTGTATTAAAACCAATAGCAAAAATTGGTCGTGCTTTGCTTGGCATTTCCAAGCCTGAAGCACCTCCTGAATCACCAGAAGCTACCGAAGCTCGGGATTTGAAAAAAGAAATGATTAAAGAAGAAGAACAAAAGCAAAAAGAAGAGCGTCAAAGAAGATTGCAAGATCAAATTCGTAGACAAAAACGAGGTGGTGCTGGCAAGCGTTCACTGATAACAGGGCAAGGTGGTGGTATTGGCTACTTTGATGAGACAGTCTAATGGAAAAATCAGCACTCAGAATGTTAGAAAAGTTTCAGAAAGCAAAGACTAACAGAGTGCTTTTTGAATCTTTATTTGAAGAATGTTACGAATATGCAATGCCAATGCGTCAGAGTTTTTATTATGAATCTCCGGGGCAACGCAGAGATGATAAAATCTTTGATGAGACTGCTGTTGTCGGTGTGCAGGAATTTGCATCACGTTTGCAATCTGGCCTTGTTCCTAACTTTGCAAGGTGGGCAGATCTATTAGCTGGTAGTGAAGTGCCAGATCAGAATCAAGATGACATTAATAACAGTTTAGATCAGGTGACAGATTAT